GTTTCCCAGTCACGATCAAGAAGTTGAGGTTTAGACATTTATCCCCCTAGAAAAGAAAAGGGGCCGAAGCCCCCTAGAACTATGAAGTAGTCAAATCGGCTACTACGCCGCTCGCTGCTTCGTTATTCGCTTTAAGCGTATATTCAACTAACAACTGCTTACGATCAGTGTCGCCAGTCTTAGCTAGGTCATGCTCTTGGAAGTCACGAAGCACTGACATTTCCCACATATCCATATCAAGCACAAGCGCTGTGCGCGCACGCTGGAAACGGTTAGGAACAACAACCAAGTCGCCAAAGTCGCCAACGTAAACGTTGATAGCGTTTACTAGCTTCTTCTCACCTGAGTTGATGTTACGTGTAGCGTTACCAGTAAAGCCAGACAAAGCCTGCTTGTTGAACGAGCCGACCATGATCGTATCAGGGTTGCCGCCCTGATCCCAACACGCTGCCAAAACACCTTGAAGCTGCGCTTCAGTAAACGCACGCTGAGTACCGTCAGTCGGTGCGTCAGTGCCGTCGCCAGTTGGATCTGCACCGCCAACACCACGATCTGTGTTCGTAGCAATCCATGATTCAATACCAGCACACTCGCGCGCAGTAGTATCGTTACCAGCTACCTTAGCGTTTGATGCTAGTAGCGAGCTTTCCACATCACGTTTCAGCTCTTTAGCAGCCTTCATGATTTGATATGAAAACTCGTCTGCGCGACCTGCCGAATCAACTTCGCGCTGTGTACCTGTGACGCGAGGCACTTTGTCAGAGATCTGTGTATAGTTACCCAGGCGAGTTGTTGCGCTAGCCGCTGTGGTTGTTGCGTCGTCGCCTTCAATCACTGCGTTAGTAGCTGAAGCTGCCGCCAGTGAGTCGGTCTGCCATTCGTGATTCGTGGCAGTTGCGGTAGTTTTCGCAATGCCTGACATGAATGGCGTTTCAGTTGGTGAGATATCATAAATGATATTCGCTAAATCTTCACGGTTGCCGACCGCATCGTATGAGCTGGTAGTATCTGCCGGTTGAGCCATTTTAAATCTCCTGCGGGTTTACCCGCCTAAATATGCTTTAATTGCCGCTCTAGCATCCTGGTCGCTCCCTGTCTTTCTAAGCCTATTCCTAGACTCTTCTGATTTGGAGACCTTCCGCTTAGCGGCCTTGTTTGTTGGTGTAACTTTGGGCGCTTTTGACACTTTCTTTCTGATGGCGGGAGCTTTGGTTTTCAGTGACTGATATTTAGCAGCGTCAATTAACGCAACGTATAAACGATGGTCAACAATACCCGCCAAATCACCTTCATTAAGCCCAATCTGCGATGCGTACTTTAAAGCCAAATCAGTATCGGCTTTTCTATTCGCTTCACCTTTCTCACCATGCCAAGAAGTCATCTTGTTAGCTAGTAGCTTAGACTCCTCAACCGCCTTGGTTTGTAGCAACTCTTCTTGCTGCTGTTTTGCCTTAGCAATAGACGCTTGTTTCTTTTCGATGCGTTTCTGCACCTTTAGAAACTCGCCCGGATCTTCGTCTGCTAGCTCGTCCCAATTCACGCTTTCTAACTCGGAGTCAATCTGTGATTGGAGGTCGCTTATACTTTCGGATAATTTAGTTTGTAACCCGTCCGTTTTAGCGGCCTTAGCTTCAAGCGCTTTACGCTGCTCGGCTAACTCTGTCGTTTTCTTCGTGTAGTCAGATTGTCTAAGATTCCCCGCCTTTAGCGCCTTAAGACCTTCAAGGGTGATCTCTTCATCTCCAATAAGATAAGTAGATTCCTCTTCGTTCTCTGGCTCTGCTGTCGCGTCTTCTTCGTCAATTTCCGACTCTTCATAGATCACGTCCTCTTCACTTTCAGTTTCAAGCTCTGTGTCTATGGACTCTTCGTCTAGATCTTCTTCGGTTGGCTCAACTACGGGCTCCTCTTCGGATCTTGACGCTTTGATTCTTTCTAAAATGCTTTGCTGATCGAGTTCACCTGCGTGATTATTCGACATAGTGTCACCCTTTTACACGTTTATTGTTCTGACATCTTACCAGTAGTAACAATCTTAGACAAATATACCTCTAGATTGTTCAGGTTCTTAAGCGTGCGCCATGTTTCTTTGCGTTCTTCGTCCTGGCTAAAATTGGTGCGCTGGAACTTCTCGAAGAGATCCGCCTTTAGAGCCGTGAACGCCTCTTGGAAAAGTCTGTTTTCTAAAAGCTGCTTAGCTTCATTCGCTCTAATGCGCTCTTGTTCTGGTGTCATATTGCCGCCCCTGGTACGTTTTTGTTAGTCGATGCTTCGATTTTAGTTAGGTCAACCATAGTATCCTGCGCTTGCTTCACAGCGTCTTGTTGTAAACTGGCGTTAAACTGGCGCTGATCTTCTGCTAGCTTGGCTGCGTCTAGCTGGAGCTTACCTTGAGCGATTGCTATATCACCTTCGCGTTTAACAACTTCTGCCTCTGCTAGCGGATTGTTCTGTAGCTGTTCAATCAGAGCTTTTTGTTGCTCAGCTAGATTTAGCAACTGCTCATTCTGAGCTTGCAGAACTTGGTTAGGTACTTCGGGGTCATTGAAATAGTCAGACGTGCGAGCAATGCCCATTGCTTCGGTAATCTTAGCCAGTTTGTTATAGGTCTTTTTCTCGTCAGTTAGCGTTGATTGAGCGGCTTTTAGTTGCTGGTCAATAGTCAGTAGGCTAGCCATGTTGTTTATCATGGTTTCGTCATCGCCAGCGGCAAGCCCTACGTTTGCCACAAGCTTGTGATTCGTGCGCCATCGTCGCGGGTCAACCGTTAGCTCTTTGCCAAGAACGCTAATCTCTGTCACTGAGTTCTGGTAGTGGCTAACCATCCACGCCAAACCCTCGTACAAATCTCGATAACCTGTCTCAGCAAGGTTTCTCGCTACCAATTCGACCTTGGCCGCACCTGCCTCTTGAACACCTAAGAAGCGCGTAGCCGTTTCATTGTAAAGCTGATCGCTGTCTAGCCCTTGGTTAGCAAGGTATGTGCCTGTGGTCTGCGACTGCTTTGAGTCCATGTATTGCACGACTTGTAGCGCCTTGTTACCGATGTATGGTGTCTCAAGCTGCGCAACAGCCATTCTCGGATCACCTGTCGTTCTCACAATGCCATTAGGTCGCACTGTCAACAGATCATCTATGTTGGTCTCGTCATCGTTGACAACAACACGCCCGTTATTAACGCGATAAATATTATCTAGTATCTGGCGCGTAAGAACAGAGTTGACGCGCTGATTTTGTACTGTTAGCTCTGCGCGGCCTCGACCTATCGCCTTGTGCGGCATGGAAATGGCTGAGAACATAGCGTAGGGCGCTATTTTAAACGGCTCGTTCTCTAGTATCTCGTTACCGGCTTTCAAGATATGGCGGCGCTCTGTAATGCCGTCACCGTCGTAATCGATCTTGATGTATATGTTGAATAGCTCGACTTCTTGCGATGCCCAGTGTTGTACGTCGGCCTCTTCATCTTTGCCGCCCTGGTCTTTAAATCGGATCTGCCTTAACGTGCTGCTTTCGGCTTCTTGGTTGGCGGGAATGCTGCGCACTAACGCCTCGTCATAGCCCATTTGAATTAGAGTCGAGCGACTAACCAAACAACGATCACCTACCAATTCCGCATCTTCTTTGCTTTTCGCATTGCGAGATATCAAAAAGTTCTCAGTTGGGATATTCTTGATAGTAAACTGGCAGTTCTTTTTGGTGACGCGAAACTTTAAATAATTACCTTCGTCATCCAAGTTCTGCTCTATGATCTCAATCTCAACACCTTCCTTTTGGCGCTCTTGACTTAGATCATTGACAAGTATAAGCAGTTCCTCTTCTGATAAGCCGCTGTATTCTTCCTCGTCAACCTCTTCCAACTCCTCGTAGTCATATCGCACCACGCCGAGCTTTTGTATCTCTGCGTCTTTTATCCAGTCATGTTGAACCTTAAACGAGTCTACCTGGTTGCGAATAATCCAATTGATATAAGCCGTTTTCTCTTCAGCTTCTCGTATATCAATATCGCGGTTAGTCGTTGATTCGAAGCTCATTACGTTTTTAGAACCTAGAAAGGTTCTAACCAACGACGGCATATCCGACTCAACCACGTCCGCAACATCAGTTGATATTACGCTGGACTGATCAGAGCGCTCATCACCAAAGGGGTTAGCCAGATAATAGTCTAAATACTTTTCATTTTCGGCCATGAATTCGCCGTTATAAATAACGGCTTCTCGCTCTGCTTGGCCTACTAAAGCCAATAGCTCATTATCTGACATCTTTGGCATGATTTACTTACCTTTATGGTTTCGCTTTGCAGGCTTGTTACTAATACGATCAGGCTCTGGTGTACCAGCTATAACGCGCTTTTCTGGTGAGATGATATTCATTCTGCGCTCTAGCGTTTCAATTCTGTCTTGAAGCGCTTTAACGTCTGCTTGTAGCTTAATACTCATGCGACTGTAACCTCTTTATAGTTTAGTTTGCCCCATTTGGGTTTAGCTTTCGGCCCCCAAAGTGACATCATTATAGAGTCTGACATATTAGGCGACTTAATGCCTAACGATTTCATTTCCACTTTTGTCATAATCTGATAAAGACCAGTATTATTCTCCTTAAGCGGAATACGGCAAACCTCAGACCTTAAACCCTGCAAATTCTCTATGCCTTCGGAGTCCAATGATATCATATCCTCTGGCGCAACATAATCACCCTTTACGACGCAGCGATAAGTGTTATAAAAGCGCCTCGACATTTCCATATAATACTGCGCTCGATTGTTCTTGAAGGTGTCTGCATAAGTCTTCTGCTCTTCTTTCGCTTCCTCTTCTGAGCGCATATAGACAGCTTCAGCTTGATCTTGTCCTTTGCCAGATAACGAACCCCTGAACATATGGTATTGACAGCGCTTACCGCTTAAGCTGTCTGAAACTTGACGCTTTAGTCCAGTCCCCATTCCATCACCATCCCAGACGAACCAATCTGCTCGATCTCGAATCGCGTTAGCCAGTGCCCAGTCGCAACCCTCGTCAACCTCGCCTGTCGTCTTTTCTAGCACCTTCTGAATGATGGAGCCATGCCTTAGCGCGTAGCCTTTCGAGTCGTTGCCGGTGTCACTCGGATCATGCGATGCAATCTTGACGCCTTTCGGCTTGAATACAGCTTTCAAATGCTCAAGCTTGTGCGCATCTATTGCAGCATCAAACCATTCTGGCTTGATGATAGAATTATCAACCTGGTCATTCGTGTGACCTAGCCAAATATGATCGTATTCCGCTCTCGATTTAGTTTCTTTGTGCTTCAAGCGCAGCTTCTCTAAGTTGTCAGGAAAAAACGGATTATCGCAATAATTAGCTTTTATGATTATATGCAGCTCGTCTTCATAATAACCATCGCGCTCTAACTCTTCCTCAAACGGCTTGATAAATTCTTGGTAGACAGGGTCAGCGCTTGATGCTGGATTGAACGTCAGCCATAATTCAGCGCCATCTTTTCTGAGGGTTGG